CTCTACCTGACAACATTTGTGCAGCAACACCTGCCATAATAATTGGTTCATATTCTGTTTCTAAACCTATTTCTGCAAGTGTAGTATCTTCAACATCTCCATCACCATCATAATCTCTTACATCTAAAAACTTTTTTTTGAATGTTACATAACAAGTATGACCTTGGTCAATGCTATAAAACTGTAAAGCATTAACTTGGTTTGGTCCTGATGTGTAAGTTATTGTTCTTTCTGTTCCTTCACTATCTGTGTATGTAAATGGATTAGGTAACTCTATCATTTGTACAGATACAGGTTGAAATATAACACCTGTTTGGTCTGAATTTTGACTGAAGTCTGTGTATTGTGATATAGCTTTTAAAACAGATACTAAATAATTATTATTTCCTGGTGCATCATAGCTACCAAGAAGCACATAACCACTACCACTTGTTACAGTTTTAGTTTCTACTGCAAATAAAGTTGGAAATAAATTTTCTATTTGGTCACATACTGCATCAAATACATTCTTTCTAGGAAAAACTGGATTAAGTTTAATTAAATCATTTATTGAATGTGTCTGTAAAGAAGTTCCTCTTACTGCTCTTTTTACTGTAATCTGTTCAGCAGATGTATTTAGGTTAGTAACTAACATAAGTTCCTGACCTACTTCTATAAAAGCACCTGCTTCCATAGCATCTTCTTCTTCAGATGTTAAATATTCTGATTCGTATTGTACGATTGTATCTGTACTATCTGCATCTAATCCAGCTCTTAAAACAGAAAATGATTGAATGTCATCATTTGGTTCTAGGTATTCTCTATAAACTCTATCAACAAGGTTTCCGATATTATTACTCATAGTTTTAAATAATAGCAGAAGAAAAGGGTGGAGGTGGAGTTCCACCCTAATCTTCAAAATAAATGTAGCTTAGGCTACAGCTTGAATTTTACAATGATATGAAGGAGGACCAAATTCAAATCCCATCTCCATATAAACTGCTTTTCCAATTCTAGCGTTTGCATCTTGGTCTAAGTCACGAACAAACACAGTACCAAATCCTGGGATATTGGTGAATACTGGTTGAATGTAAGCTAGGTCAATAATGAAAGCACTACCTGTAGGCATGATATCTGGGTCAATAACCATCATTCCGATTGAACCGAATGGGGTTACAACTGTATCAACATCAACACCTGCAACACTTCTATCTCTAGGTAGTATTGCACCTGTAATTCCGACATTACCTTGTAGTAATTCAGTATTAAGGTCTAGTAATTGCTTAGGTGATACGCAAAGAACTGGTTGTTTCAATGGTGCGTGTGCATCATATAATCTCTTCATAGCACCTGCTATTGTATCAAATGATAATACCTGTGCTGAACCAAGTCCATCACCAGTTGTATCATTGTAGAAACAGTTACCACCAAGTGGGTTAGCTGATGCAGCTACAGTATTGTCTGCGTTCTTGTTAATAGAAACCCATTGGTCAATACCATACATTTCTCTTGTGCCTGAACCAGGGGTTACATTAGCACCATCAGAGAATGAACCATTGAATGCAAACCATTCAACTTCTCTTGCTACTTTTTCTAATGCTTTTTCTAATTGCAAAGCAAATTCATCATTAATTGGGTTACCCCCAAATAGTCCTTGTGCAGTACCTGCTGTTGTTGTTCCATCACCATCAGATTGATTTGTGATAGCTGCAGATAATGTAAAAGGATTTTGATTTCCTGTTGAAGCTAAAGCTGTGTAGGTCATTTGTACACCTTTATGGAAAATTTGAGTTACATGAGTAAATGCTGCTCTATCTCTTCCAAGATATTCTGTAGGTGTAGAACCTTCTTGTCCTTTAGTTGGTTCTGAAGTAATGATTGCATTATCTTCTACTTGGACTTGCCAGTATGTAGAATTTAATACTTTACCACCATTCAAACCACCAACTGATGACAATAAAGGTGTTCTTTGACCACCAACTTTAAACAATTCACCAGTAAAGTTATTTATTTGTTGGGCGTAGATAGTGTCGCTACCTGCACCACCAAGGCTTATTGCTGCCATTTATATCTTCTCCTATAAATTATTTAAATTGTCTTATACTTTTAGAAGAAGTCTGTTAAAAAACTATTTGTTCTTTTTAGCTTCTTCCATAACAGAGAGTTTGGCAGCTATTGAATCTCGTACATTTCCAGATTTTTCTATTTCACGAACCTGTGAAACTGCATCTGTGCTGTATAAATCTACAACTGAATTTCTTTGTATGTTGTTTAGTCTTTCTTGACTTTGTTCTACATTATCTTGTAATCTGTCTTGATTCCCAAACTCAACTGAAAATTCTTGTGATGCGTATTCTTGGATTCCTTCTACAGTTAAATCACCTTCGTACATCATCTCAACTGCTTTTCCAACACCTTTAGTAGTGTCAAGACCTGCTTGTTTAAAAACTTCTTGTCTTTCTTTACTTTCGTATTGTGCGATTTTTTCTTCGTAAAGAGATAATTTTTCTCTCATCTCTTTCCAGTTCTTATCGCCTGTGTCAGAGTTCATTTCTTCTGTCATTATTCTATTGTCCTTACTTCTACGATATTTTTACAAGAGGTGTAGAGTGACCTCTGCATTTTGTCTTACACTACTGTTTTTATTTGACAGGTCTTGTCAGTAGGCATCAAGACCGATTACAAAATTGAAGTCATATTATCCTGCAGACTTACAAACGCAGCTTGATTTGATTATACCATATATTGTGGTTGTGCAAGTATATATACTAGATATTGTATTACGCTTCTTCTAGTCCTGTAACAGCACCTTGTTGTGTACGTACTGCACCAAGTATTGCAGAACTTTCACTTTCTACTTGTTGTAATACATTTTGTAAACTTTGTAATTCTTGTGCAGCACCTAGTTGTGTAGCTTCTACATATTCTGTAGCTGTAATATTTTGTCTGCCTTGTCTAGCAGCAGCACCTTGTATTCCTCTAAGACTAAGTTGTGCTTGACCAAATCCTTTTCTAGCACCTTCTTGTGTTAATCCTTGCTGTACTAACGACTGTGCTACTAATTTATTTACACCAAATCCTGCAGATTCTGCTTCACCAATAACTTGTGATGCTCTTATGTTTCCTTCTAATATTTTTGTAGCCACATTAGGTGACACAAACATAGCAAATATAGATTCATCAGGTAAATCTACGCCAAAGTTCTGTAAGTATGCTTCTTTAACTTGTGGAATATTGTTAACAACACCTTCGTAACCTGCATCTAATCTCTGTCTAAATTCTAATGGAGATACATCACCACTAATTGCACCTACTATATCATCTTCAAACTCATTAGGATTTAAGTTGTAGTTACGTAAACTAGCTTTCATATTGTCTATAGCAGCAACGTATTCTTGTTCTGTCATTCTAAGAGTTCCATCTATTCTCTTAATGCCAGGATATACTTCTGCCATAATAGGGTCTGCTCTCATCTCTGCTAAAGCTAAACGTTCATTACCTGATTCTGCATACTTATCTAAGTACAATCTAATAAGTCTGTCATCTAAATAAGGAAATAAACCTTTAGCTTGTTCGTATGTAGATGCACCTGTTTGTGCAACTTCTTGTACTTGTTGTTGTTGTGCATATGTACCAAGTATGTCAGATAAAGTATTTGTATCTACGCTACTACCTTCACCTTTTGGTGGTGATGTATATATAAAACCTTGACCTCTGTATATAGATTCTTGGTCAGCACTATTAACTAATATTGCTACACCATTTTCGTTGTATAAATAAAATGGTGTAAATTCTTTTTCTATATTTTCTGTTACTTCTTCTTCATCATCAGATTCTTCAGATTCTTCAGGTTCAGTTGTAACATTTACAGTATCACTACCTCTTACAAGTCCTTTAGTGTTTGCTACAGAACCAAACTTTTCTGATAATGCAGTAGCTTCTTTTATAGACCTAGACCTTGCTATCTTTGCTTCTGCAGCAGCTCTAGTTATAGGTCCAATAATTCCATCAGGAGTAACACCTAGTTCTCTTTGTAACGCTTTTATTTCTTCTGTAGTCATATCCATAATTAACCTACCAAACTTTGTCCTGTAAATACACCTGATACATCTTGCTTAAATACAGTAGTCATATCCCCTAATACTTTATCTTGATATGTAGGGTCATTCTCATAAGTTTTTCTAATCTCTCCTGCAAACAATGTCATATCTCCACCAACTTTTTGTGATATAATGTCTACGTTTTTCTTATCTTGATTAGATAACGCAGCTTTACCAGTTATTGTTTGGAATGTTCTATACAATGGTGCAGACCATAATGCGTGTTGACTACCTGCATAATTAGGAAACATTGTATCGTGTGCTTTTTGCAACTGGTCTATAATTGTTTCTCTGTTTGTAGTAACACCTTCACCTTGTGCAGCATCTGCTCTAAGAAGTGCAGCGTATTTTTCTATAACACCATTACCTTCAAATGCTATTGCAGAATCTAAACCTAAATATTGTGTAACTAAATTTTTAGCATCTGCAACACCACTCTGTGTAGCGTTTATTCTATCTGTATATTTTGTGTAGTTTTCATTCATAGCACTCGTACCACCTGCCATAGCTAATCTGTATGGGTCAATAAGATAAGATATAGTTTGTGCTGCTTCTGCAGTAGTCAAGTTACCTTGTGCTATATCTGATGCAAGTTCTCTTACTAAATCATCTACACCTTCACCTGATATACCCATTTGTGTAATTTGTAATTTAAGTGCTGTGTAATTATCTTTTACTAACTTAGCTGCTTTAGTAAAATTAGTGTATACAAGCTCTATCCAGTTTCTTTGTTCAGGTGTATGGTCTTTAAACCATGTAAGGTTCTCTAAGTATGGTGATATATCCTCACCAGTAATAGCACCATATGCAAACAACTGCTGTACTTCATCATCTAAATACCAAGTCTTACCAAATATAGTTGCTTTCTTTTGTAAGTCATTCTCTACATTTTCTAATAACCAATCTATATCTGTCTTAGGATTTTTAGGGTCAACAACTTTTAGGTCTGACAAATTAAACATAGGAAAAAATGCATAACCATAATTGTCTGCAAATGATTCAAATGTGTATTCTGTTGCTTGTGCTAATGCACCTTCTGCAAAACTTTCAGGTAAATCAATATCTACCACTAATGGCATAATTGCACCACTAGATGCAGTGTAATTATATACAGCATAGTATTCACCATTTACGACTATTAATTCATCAGGTGTTTGTAGTAAGCTGCCTTCTTTAAATATTGCCATTATCTATCCCTATTATATACATTATTAGCTAACTCTATTGTTCTATTTACAAATGCATTAGCATCAGGTCTATTGTTATAATATCCTGTTAATACTTTATCATAATCAATGTTATCTTGCATTAGTTGTACCCTGTATTCATCAGGTACTTTTGCATCCCATAAATCCTGTCTAATATCTATCTCTTCACTATCATCAATTAAAGCATCTTCAAACACTTCACCTTCTGATTGTCTGCGTAAATTATCTAAAGTAAAACTCCATATAGCATTACCTAATATTTCAGATGGTGACCTTTCTCCTGCTTCTTGTAGTATTTCTAATAATTCAGGTCCATAATCTTGCCAAAAAGTTTCTTCAACTATTTGTTTTTCCCATTCTTCACCATTCAATAATATTTCATTTCTTTTTTTAAATACATTATGTAGTTCAGGAATGCCTTGCATAGCAGATACAATTAAATTACCAATCTCATATATTGCCCACACAGTTGCTGCTGTTGCTGCAACTCCACCAAGACCTACTGCACCTGCTGCTATTGCTGTTTTTTGTGCTTGTTGAAATGCTTTGCTTATTAGTGTTTCACCTATGTCTATAGCTTTCCAAGCGTAACCTAATGTCTTACCAGTTTTAGTTTGTGCAAATGCTTTACCAAGTTGTCTTAATGTTTTTTTATCAGGATTTAAATTTGTTGGAACTCTATCAGCATTAAATGGTACTCCATAAAATTGACCTGCATCTCTTGTTGAATATTGTGATAAAGAATAATTTGAATATATACGTGGCAAATTATCATCATTAACTAATACTGTGTCGTAACTCTGTCTTATGTCATACTGCGTACCAGTTTGTAAATCTTGATTTTTAAAATTTATTACAGAATCACCAAAAGAATCTAAGTCAGGTATTATTCTTTTTAAATTACTTTCTACTACACCATTGTAAAAATCTACATCAGGTGCTAACAATTCTATATAATTTACTATTGCTGTATCAGGTAAATTAGAAAATTTTACTCCATCAAATTCTATGCCACGTAATGACATACCTTCTTGACCTCTAGTTATTTCTGCTACTCCATTTGTTCGGTTTGTAACATCTATAAATAATGGAATTTCATCACCAGGTGCAGGAGGCAATTTAATTTGTAATCTTACTGCACCATCTATATTTTTATCAACTAAATTAAAAAAATCAGATATTGTTTCATTTACATCTACTCTCATAATATCTAAATCTATTTGGTTATATAGTGGTTGTGGAGATATATCTGTTGGCACTCTACGAACTTGTCTATCTTGCTGTTGTAGTTCTAATTCTTCATCAATAAAACGAGTTTGTTCAGCAATTTCATCTACAGTTTTTGTTGTTTCTGTGTATCTTAATATATCCCCTTCTCTTGTACCAAAAGATAAATTAGAATCACTGATAGTTCCATCAGTAACTCCCATACTGTACGCTACTCTACCAACAGGATGCATTCTACTATCAACCCTAGATGGGTAATCTCTTGTAGTTGCTGAAGGAAAAATGTCTATTCCTTGTTCTTTAAACATTTTTACAAGTGCAGTATTTATTATTGTTGTTTGTGTATTTCCAAATGAAATATTAGAAGTAATATGATGAACAATATTACCAGTTGCACCCCTTTTTGATTTTACTTCTATAGTTGTAAAATCTTTGTGTAATTTTATAGTTCCATCTGCATCTGTAGTTGTATAAATCATACCTGCTTCGTAATACTGTACAGGCATAATATCACCTCTATGGCTTTCTGTTCCTACAAATTCAATGTCTGCTGCAAGTAATACATTTTCATTTGTCCTTGTGCCAAGTTGATTTTTTATTGCCCATTCTAAATTTTTTACAAATAAATGTTTTGATTTATCTGATAATCTATTTCTACTTGTATCATATCCATGTGTAGTTTGCGTAAATATATTGTCAATTATGCCACGATTTTCTACTTCGTATAATTCTTCTAAAAGTTTTAGTTGTTCATTACCACTTCTATAATTCGTTACACGACCTGACCCCATACTATCTAACTCATAAGAACCTTCAGGATAATAAGTTCCTGCTGTTTCTTCCAAAATTACAGAACCATCATTTATATCATCAAAAGTACCTTCTACACCCCACATTCCTATTCTTTGTTGTAACTGTCTTGAACCTTCTGGAACAGGTCTATCTTCAGGTGTTGCAGGTTGCGTAATATCTTCACCCCTAGCAAGTCTTTCACTTTCTGTAAGAGGAACTTCTGTAGAATCTACTTCAAATTCACCAACTTCTACATAGTTTTCAATTTTTCTTTTTAAATATTCATTTAAAGAATCTGTGTCATTTACATCTACATCTGCATCATCAGGTATATTTGAACCTAATTCATTTATTACATCAGGTAAATATTTTATACCCATATCTTCTAAAAAATTTGGTCTTAAATTTACATCTGACATCATTAATAAATTATTAAATATGTTTAGTTGACCTGGACCTGTATCAATTTTTCCTAAAGGACCTGTACTTATAACATCTTTATCAACTCTTACTTCTACATCAAATCCTAATTCTGACAAACTAGCTTTGGTTATTCCTAATTCATCTGCAACCTCTCCTGGCACATCCATTATATTTATACCTGTAGCTTCAACAAATCCCTCTGTTCTAAATAACAAATCCATAAGAGCTTTTGGTTCATAGTTTTCTAGAATCAAATTTGAGATAACGCTAAAATCACTTTTTGGAAATATGTAACCATTTTGATTTAAAAGTGTATCTTTCATATTTTCAATAATTTTATATTCATCCCACCTACCACCTAAAGCCATATTTAACATTTGTATATTTATTTGTTTTCTACGTGCAGGATTATTTAGCATGTCACTGTGTCTGTCTATAAGTTTTGACAAAGCTATTAATTGTTTATGTCTAGGTGATTTTGTTATATCTGTAAATTTATTTTTAGTTGCTATACCTGAAGTTATTGTTGGCGAACCCCATAAATAATCTGTTTTTTCAATTTTATATTTAAATTCTTTATTTGCTAATTTAGCCATCCAACCATTTACTAATTCATTATTTTCATTAGGAAATCTAATCATAGAACTTTGCAATCCAGGTACTTCACCACCAGGATTTGCCACAATTGCATTTTCATTTTCAGTTAGAAATTCACCTAATTGATATATATCTGCAACATATTCATTAATAGGACTTTGTACTAAAGTAATTCCATCAGCATCAGCTACTGCTAATAAACCTCTAAACCAGTTAACTGCATTTCTTACAGCAAGTCCTTTTAACGTTTTAACTTTATCTCCCATAGGATTTGGGTAATAACCATTTGTAACTTGTGGGTCAAAAGTAACAAAACTTGTTGCTATACCTGTTTTTTTATTATTTACAACATCACTTACATCACCAATGCTATGTGAATAATCTGCAGTAACTCTATGGTCAGCTTCTGCAATATTAATAATATGACTAACACCATTAACATCCACGTATTCTAAAGCCATAAAATATCTTTGTTTTTTCATTAATTCTAAATATCTCTCACCATCAGGTTTGGCTAATACTTTTTTAAAAAATGCACCTATACCATTTTTTTCTACTACTAAAGAATGTATAGTTGACCCATATCGTGATGAAGTTGAAGTATAACTTTGCTGTACAGGTCCACCACCTAGAAACCTAAAAGACATAGAACCTACTGCTCTATCTAATGCTGCTCTTACTTGTGGATTTCTATATATTCTTAAAGCATCTTCAAATCTTGAATGTTTAGTTTTTGCTGTAGTAAACAATGGACCATTACTACCATCTGTATTTTTTAAAAATCCTAACCTAACAGAATCACTTAAACTGCTTTCATGTGCATTCATTAAATCTGCTAATTTTTTTTCAACTTCTGCAAAATCTTCAGGAAATATTATTCTTCGTGTATTTTGATTATTTTTGTAATCAAAGTCAAAATCTTGATTAATCTTAGATTGGTCAGAAGGTTGCAACATACCACTTTCGTTATCAAGAAAATAATTACTGTTACTTCCTGCATCAAATAATAGATTTAATGTATACATTTTTTCTTTGCAGAATTTTTGTAATACTGGTATTAATTCATCAAAGTCAACTAACATATCACCTGAAGGTACTACTTCTTTTAATTCAATACTTGGGTATAAAGCATCATCTAATTTAACTCTTATAAATACTTCATCTATAGCTTTTTGTATTCTTGCTTTTGCATCTTGTATGCTTGGATAATCTGTAGGATTAGCTTCTTGTAAATACTTTGCCATTTCATCAAGTTCTTCAGGAAATCTATTTAATCTAGCTGCTATATCTTCAGGTGTATCAACATTTGATTCTACAGCTTCTATAGCTTCATCTATCGCATCTGTAGTAGTTGGGCTAATTCTTTCTAATGTTTCGCTAGGTGTTTCTACATCATCAGGAGATATATTATCAAAAGTACCTGCATTTCGATAGTTTCTCATTGTTGTATCAGAATATAATTGTTCTAAATCATCAGATAAATTAGCAACAAAATTTGATGTAACTGATATGTTATTTTCTCTTAATGCACGAAATACTTTACCTGCTATATCTTGTCTATAAGCTAATGCAAAATTATTACTATCATAAGAACTTGAAGCGTTTACTACTGATTCTCTAATTGTTCTGTTTAATAAATTTATGGTATCGCTATCTAAATCAGCAATACTACTATCAGTATTATTATTTATAAACCTTAATATACGACTTTGAGTTCTTCGTGTAAAGTAATCTATAGATACAGGCATATATTACTCCAAAACAGTTACATCAATAAATAAACTAACTTCATCTACATAACTAGGATTTGTACGTTTTTCGTATTCTAAATCTATACCCATAGCATTCCAATTTATTTCTCCATCAACAATATATTTTTTGTGTTGTGGGTTTTCTTCTAAATACTCTGTTAATCTATCTGTCAAACATATCTCCTATTGCATTTCTTTCTCTAACTTGTGGAGGTTTATTGCCTTGTGGTTTTACTCTTAGTATTTTTTCTAAATTATTTAAAAAAGTAGGTGCAGCTTCTTGGGCAGATGCTACAGGATTGTAACCACTTCTTCTAACTTCATTTTCACCACTAAACATAGAAGGAAAAGGATTGTAACCACTTTCTTTTACTAAATTATTACTACTAGGTGTATCACCTATTTCACTAACAAAGTCATCTGAAACTTTTATATATGGTTGTGCTATTTTAAATATATATTCATAAACACTATTAAGTTGCTCTAGTGGTTCTTGTGATTTTTTATTTAAATAATTTAAATATACATATGTTTTAATTGCATTTAATCTTTGGTTAACTACTCTTCCATTAATAACTTTTCCAGTAGCTGTATCATAATAATTTTCTTTTTCATTAACATTTTTGGTTTGTAACAAATCAACAATATTTTGACCACCTTCTTGCATTGGCACACCTCTAAAATTAACTTCAAGAGGTAAATAAATATTTATATTTTTTGCATACATATCTATTAATTCTCTAGCAGACATATCTTTTGGTTCTACACCAACAAGCATATTTTTTGTCATTTCATTTATTTTGCTACCTTCAATTTGTTGTATTCTATTTCCATTTTGTTTTAAATATGTTTCATCATTTTTAAAATATGTACCATGCCTAGCTTGTTCTATAATTGAAGCTAATGATTTTTTAGTTTGTTCATTTACTTCTAATATTTCAGGTGCTTTACTTCTTTCAAAACCTTGAACAGTTGGGTCTGCAGGTATTTCTTGTATAGTTCCATCTGCTAACTGTATTTGTTCAGGATTTTCTATTAACTGTGTGTCATATTGTTTAGCAGCATCTAAAAATTCTTGTTGTCCTGATATTTCATTTGTAGTCCAATTATTAATACCAGTTCTATCACCTACATCATATTGACCAACAATAAGTGCAGCTATAGCATTAAGTCCAGGGTCATCTAAAGCATCATTAATATTGTCAAAAGATTTAAATACATCATATTTACGTAATTCACTTTCCCATGTGCTTCCATATATTTGCCATGGTCCTCTTGACCTACCTTGGTCACCATGAACATTTTGTGCAAATCCTGATGGCTTATCACCATCTCTATGTTCTGCTAATGCTATAGATATTAACCTAGTAATATCTTCTTCGTTATTAGGGTTTAATAATGTGTCACCATTTTTAAATTCAAAATCTTCTGTTTCTAAATATTGTTTAGCATATTGCAAAAATTGATAAAGTTGTTGTGGACTATACATTAAAAGTTCTCCTCAAATACCATAAAGTTACGTTTAAAATCTTGTGCTGCTGCAGTTCTAGCAAGTATCTCTTGACTTGCATCTATTCTACCTGCTTCTAAATCATCTATAATTTTTCCTAGTTCTGTAGTTATATCTATCTGTTGTAGTAATGGTTTACCTAATTTTTCTCTAGCTTCTTCTGCAGAAGGTACTGTTATACCAAATCCACCATATGTGTATGGACCTACTTCTACAGTATTGTAGTTATATGATTTACTTAAACCAATAATGTCATTTAGTGATAACTTATTATCTTCTATCTCTGCTGCTCTAGCTGCTGCATCTTTCTGTAAGTTACTAAATATAGTTGCATACTTTTGATAATCATTAGCTGTAGGATTTATACCACGTTCTATAAACAACTGGTCTATAGCAGACTTTACTTCTGCCTCTGTAGGTGGCACTACATCTGCTGCAAACTCTCTTTGCAAACTTTCTACAAATACATTTGTTTGTTCATCTACACCTTTTTTCCATTCCATATATGGTCTTAGTTGACCTAATATTGTATTTGCATTTCTATCTACTAGATTTAATTCAGGAAACATAGCTATTGCATCATTAGCTTCTGTCATAAGTTGACCTATAAAATCTATTTCACCACCACGTAATGTAGGGTCAACAACACCAGGAACAAAATTATAACTACCAATGTCTAATCCAATACTTGCTAGTTCTTGTTGTATTTCAAATATTGCTTCCTGACTTAATCCTGAAAACACTTCTGTTGCTGCACCAAGTCTAAAATGTGGTGTTAATACTTTTCCATTTAATTTTTTAGTTTCACCTGTTCTAGGGTCTATGTATTGATTAGCAGTGTTTAATGCTACATTAGGACCTGAATAATAATCATTTGAACCAAACCTTGTTTCACCTGTTTCAGGGTCTTGACCTTTAGATGTTACAGGTGCTATTCCAATTATCTTTGGTTCATCAATATTGTATGATGCAGTATCTGTGTCTTGTACGTTCCAATCAGATATAGTACGAGATATAGAACTAATTAATTCTACATTAGCTAAAGAACTATACGTTATGTTTTGTTCATTTGGTCCAGGCATACCCAATGTTGATTCTGTTGGTGTTGCCTCTGCTTCTAAATATGCAGTAAGTGCTGATATATAATCATCTAAACTTTCAGGGTTAAGTAACTGTTCCCTATACTCAACAAGATTATCACCATAATTAAAACCTATAGCACCTACTCCAGGTAAAGCTAGTAAGTAACTAAGTGTATAATCATCTGCTGATATTTCACCATCTTCTTTTTGTATACGTATAGGTATAAATATTCTTTGGTTTAGTTGTGATATAAACTCACTAAAACTAGCAGGATAATCTTTATCTTTATCTAAATCTTTTAAATACTTTTCTATTTGTTTTACAGATTTTTCTGTACTCATTTAATATACCTTCTATTATCTAATTCTTTCCAAAAACTTGATAGATAAATACTTATCCATTCAGTATCTTCGTACTGTAAAGCTAACTCTCTAGCATAAGCATCTAGTTCAGTTCTTATACTACTTATATTACCACTTGTTCCTGCAAGTGTTGATGCCTTTTTATTAGGTATTCCACCTGTTGGTATTTTTACACCTCTAAATTCACCACCATTTAACACAACATCTATAGCTCTGTCATACTCTTTAAGAAACTTTTGTAATGGTGGAAACGCAGGTGATTCTCTTAGTAATGGTTCATTTTCCCAATCTCTAAGCTCTTGTATAATCTGATACTTGTCTGCTTGTTCTACAGCATCACCTAATCTACCATATGCTATAACACCATACTCATCTTGTAATTTTGCTCTTTCATCTGAATATCTTTGTTCTCTAGCTGCAGTTGTTAATGTTTTATCTGCATTTAATTCCTCTTTAAAATTTTCTAATTGAAATTGTAACAATGATTGATTTACTGCTCTTGCATATGCATTAGGGTCTAATACCTCACCACCTGCCATAAATGCAGGTAACGAAAACTCATCATCTACTCTGTCAGGCATAAGATGTATTGCTGTATATGGCTTTCTTGATAACAACTCTTTGTTTTCATTTAGTTGCCAAAACGCATACGAATCTTTTTTTACAGGAAATCTACCTTTTTTAACTGTAGTTGATTGCCTTAAAGGTATTGGATTCATACCAAACTTTTGTGTAAACTGTTGTGTTGTTAAATAATAATCAAACTGATTAGCTTCTAGCATTTGTTGATACTTTTGACCTAATACTTGCATAGTCCACCACACACCATTTTTATCTTTTATTTCGTATCTAGGTTGTATAGCAGTAGGAAACGCAGCTTGTGCAGTACCTCTAACTAACCAGTGTATAGCTGCTGCTCTCTCTGCTTCTTGCATAGCAACCTTAATTGATTGTTCATCATCAGGTGTCCATTTACCTGCGTAGTAATACAATGTAAATATATCCATAACTGTTTTAGAGTATGATGCGTTTATTTCTTCTGTTGCTTCTTGTGTAAATGGTATAGCTCTCATAAAACCTTTTGCCCATGCAGGTAGTTCATCTATTAAGTTAGGTTGTGAACCTGGTGCTTCAAAGTTACCTAACACAAAGTTAGATATAACTTTAGGAACTGTAGCTATCTTTGTAAGAATTTTAAATGGAAATGTAAGTATTGGACCAAAACCAGGAGAAAAACCATTTGCAGATATAAGGTTAAGTCCTTCTAAGAAACCATATGGTTTTACACGTACACCTTCATCTTCTAAATTTTCTCCTAGCAATCCTGTTTGCAGTGGTGCGAAACCAAATGCACCTGGTATTGCAGTAAGACCAAATGTCATCATATGCATAACATCTACATAATTAAATAACAATTCTCCTGTTACAGGGTCAGATGTAAAGAAAGCATTGTCTGTATCCCAAGGTTTTGCCTCTTTACCTCTATCAATACCTATACGTGTTCTATTAAATTTCTGTGGATTTTCTACAAGTAATTTACCCCAAGTCTTTATAACCTCTTGCCATATTTCAGGAAATGGTACATAAGATGCCATTACATCAGATAACACGTGTCTATCAGAACTAGCATATAACAAGTTCTTTACTTCATCCATAGCTTTGTATTTAAGTAATGTTTCTGCTTGTTCAAGTGTGACAATACTATTTTCTTCTGCAGGTAACTTAGCTAATCTAAGTATGTCATCATATAAATCACTACCATCTATCCAAGTTTTAGCACCAACAATAAATTCTTTTTTAACTTCTTCTGTCATAAAAGGTATAAGGTCTGTTGCTAATGTATAAAATGACCATCTAAACATAGGGTCACGATTTAAATAATCTGATGGTTTTGCTAATAAGATACTATAAGCTGAACCTAATGCATCATCCCATTTACTTAATGCTGTATCTATAGGTTGTCCTGCAGGTGTAAGATATGGATTGTTGTTAAATGCTTGTACTCTTGGTCCTAAGTCTAATTGTCGTATATCTTCATCAAACACTTTTTTAATTCTGTCATAAAATTTACCAAAGTATTTTTCTGTTTTAGCAGACAATACAGAGTATTTTTGTGCTAACTCTAAGTAATCATCTCCATCTATAAATCCACCATTAGCAATAAACTCTCTTACTTTTGCAGCACCTACAGATAAATCTACTTCGTAATCAGGAAAATTAATTTTACCACTGCTATCTATAAGCAACTCTCTCGCTTGTTCTTCTGTTATTTCTTGACCATCTCTTAAAATTTTTCTTGTAGCATTACCTTGTAATCTACCTATTTCATATTCTGCACTTTTCAGATATTTTAGTAAATCATCACTATTTTCTAATACAGAACGTATTTCAGGGTCATCACTTCTTGCAATAAGTTCTTTTATATATTTTTTACCTGATGTTGTATTACTGAAAAAATCAAATGCTTTATTTGCACCATCTCTAGCAACAATAACAAACAAAGGGTCACCTGCTTTATTTATAATGTCGTGAATCCAACCACGCCACCATTGTGGATTTATTGTTGCTCTACCACCTTCATCAATATCGTATTTATCTACCATAATGTAAAAATCTTCTGCAGAACTAATTTGTTTACCTGCAGGTTTAAGTGCTTTTACTAATGATTGTTCTGACATAGTTTGTATGTAATGTTTGTCTGTATTAAAAAATGAACCTGAAGGTGCAGCTTGTGCATATCCACCTTTTTTATCTATTATTTTTTTAGCTGTTTGGAAGTTTGCATCAAACAAATATTCCATAACTTCTTTTATTACAGGTGAGTTAATATCTATATTATCTATTCGTGGGTCAGGTTGTGCATATACAGAAATCTCAAATACATCCATTCCTTCTATAAACTTAGCTTTATTTTTAATTGGGTTTGTATCTGAAAGTAAATTAAATGCTTCTTCTTTTATATATATTTTTGGTTGATGTGATTTAATAGCAATACTTAAAGCATTCTTTAACGCTGTTTCTGCTTCTTTTACTGTAGTTCCACTATTAAGTTGAACAGTAACATCCATAATTACAGTGTTGTCTTTTACTTGATAAGATAATCCATGATTTAATTTTTTAAGTTGCATTTGTATAGATGGACTATTTGCATAATTTTGTATTACTTTTGTTACTTCTTCAGCACTTTCTACTTCAACGATTTGTCTGTATTTTTTATTAGGAATTACTGATATATTATTTTCCATATCACTTAAATTAGCAAAAGGTTTAATTGTGTCGCCAAAAGTATCACCAAAATAATCAGGCACTGGGTTAACTTTTTGTGTTTTAAGTTGTTTTAATTCACCAACTATTTCATCAAATGCAAAGTCTGTAGCATTATTACCATCAATAGCATACTGTAAAAACGAATCGCCTACTTGACCATTAACATTAGTGTTAAGTCGCATGACTTTCATAATCTGTTGTATGTCATCATACTTTAAAGTTTCTAAACTTTTTTGCAAATCTATGTTGCCAAGTAACTCTGCAGTTTCATCCATCTCATCTGCCAATATACGAGAAGAATAAAATTGTTCACCTGTACTACTAACAAGTTGTATGTTTGTAGGGTCACCTTGTCTAAAATTAGATTTTAAACTAGCAAGTAATAATGGATGAGAAAATACATTAGGTCCACCATACATAGCAATACGTACTGCTTCTTCAGGTGGCACACGTAATGCTAATGCAGGTCGTAACATCCAACCTGGTTTTAATGCACGTTGCATTATGTAATCAGAATAAATATATTCTAACCATGTAGTAGGTGCTAATGTTGTTTTCTTTTTAGCGTAGTTATTTTTTAATCCTCTTGTAGGTATTTTTGCTTGTTGTAATATTTTTTCACCTAAATCTCTATTAGGGTCTGACCACGTAGTAGATACTAACTTTCTTAATTTACCTGTTTTAGGTCCTACTAATCTTCTAAAACTATTTAATGCTCTACCTAACTCTCTGTAATCAATTAATGGTGTAAAGTTATCTGCAAACTGACCCATAGAAAAAGCAGTAGGTACAGCTACATTTATGCCCTCTATAATCTCACCTGCTTCATTAACACTTTGTGGAACGTATTTATATTTTGTACCAGGAAATGCTACAGGTTTACCATCTTTGTCATAAAGATATTTTCTTTTTTCTGATATTTCATTATTGACAAAATCTATTACAGCGTCAACCATATCTTCTTCACCTTGCAAATCAGGATTATCTTTTATAACTTTGTTTTGTATTCTTTTATTTACTGTCTTAACAACATCTACAATGTCATTTTGTGTTTTTGCTGTAAGTAATTTACCTATATAAAAATCTCTAGTCTTTTGATTTTCACCTAATGTAACCATAATGCCATCAATGTTTTCTATAGTTTCACCTATGTAATTTATTGCAGCAAATCTACTAGGTGCTAAATCAAATAATCTTTTTACTTTTTGTGGTAATGCATTTTTTAACGAACCACCTAAACCAACTACACCTCTAAATGGGTCATCACTCATTTTGCCTAACAAAGCACCTATAGTATTTCTAAGTGGTGCAACATCTATAGATTGACCTGCAAACTTCTTAGCTAATTCATTTGCCATATCTGCAACAACTGATTGTCGCATAGGTAATTTAGTCAATGGTGTTTGTATTGCAGCTTCTGCTATCTCTTGTCCTACAAATGCACCTGTGTATGGTGCAACCATCAAATCAGATAAATCACCATTTTTAAGTAATGACAATACTATTTCACGCATAGATTGTTTGTCTTTCACTCGTGCTAATAAATTTAATACTTTAGGGTCTACTTTTGATAACGTAGGTATGTCTTTAAGTCTTGATACAGAGTTGTTTTCTGTTAATGCATCTACAAACTTATCTCCCCATTTGCTATCCATAATCTGTTCAGCAGTTTTACCAAACGTTAATCTTCTAGCTTCTGCACCTTTTTTTGTAGGAGAAAATGTTTTTAATGCTCTTGTCATAAATGCAGCATCATCTACATACTGTGCTACTTCTGCTTTAGATACAATCTTTCTACCTGCAGTTTTAGCAGCACCACCATAACCTAATAATAAGTTTATAGGGTCTGCACCTAATCTAAATGCACCATCAATAATCGTAGATGCTAGTGCATACTTAATATCACCTTCACGAGAAAACTGTGCAGCTACAACTCTACCTGGTGATATAGGTATTCTTTCACCATACTTTGTTAGATATGTATTTTCATACTCATCTCTTTCAAACTCTTCTGTAATAGGTCTACCATATACCTCTGCTGCAGCTTCATATGCTTCTGTAGGTGTTTTACCTAGTTTTATTTGTTTCACATACACATCAGTTTCTTCTAATGGTAATGAATTAGGTAAAAGACCCACACCTAAGTTAAGTGGTCTACCTGCTTGTACTTCTCCTAAAGCTCTACGAAATTCGTTTTCTCCATATGCTTTTTTTGTTTCTTCGTACTTATCGTTAAACTCTTTGCCTAATGTAGCTTTACGTATATTTTCTGTAAGTTGTTCTCCAGGTACTAATCCTGCTAATGTGTTGCCAACTACAGCACCTGTAAGTGATGTACCTGTTTCTTGTGCAGCAACTATAGATGATTTAAAATTACGTGATATATTTTGAAACGCAGAATCCATAGCTAAGAAAGATAGTTGTGTGCCACGCTTTAATGGATTAACTTGTGTATTTACTTTTGTACGTTGTTTTTTCTCCATAGCTTTTTCTTGTGTTTGTGCAAGTTTTAACATAGCATCATCATCTGCTTGTAATCCTGACAATGCACCATAGACTACTAATCGTTTATCTAATGATGGATATGTTCTAGTAATATCTGTCATTGTCTTAGCTAAGTCAGGTGTAATAGCTCTTTCAAACGCAGCTATCTCTTGTAAGTTTTTTGATGTCTTAGCTGCTAATCCTTCTTTAGCTTGTGAAGGCAGATAAAAATTAGGTCTAAAATCCATTTTAACCTATGTCTATATCAGCTTCTAATAACTCATCCCATATTGGGTCAGGAAAATTACGTTTACCTGCAATTAAAAAATTTCTAATAGTATCTGTTTGTATAGGTGCAGGACCATTATCTCCTAAACCTAGTGGTATTCCTGCAGTAATAGGTTCTGCTACTTTGTTAGTTGGTGCAGCTAAATTCATAGGTGATACAGGCATAGGTGGTCTTGCCATTTGTGGTCCACCACCTTCTTGCATAGGGCTTATAGCACCTGCTTGTTCTTCTAACATTGTTGTTTGTCCTGTTGGGTCGCCTTCTTTTCTTGGAGGTGCAACAATGTCAGCAAATGCACCACTTTGTGTTAAGTCAGTTGCTTCTTGCAACTCCTTACTTTTTCTACCTCTGTTATATTTAGCCAAAGAAATCATCTCCTAGTCTTGGGTTATATTCGTACTCAAATGTTAAATTAATAAAAAAGTGTGGATGTGGTGTAGGTATAGTAATAAAGTTTTTCATAACTATCTCTCCCTCATCTGTGCCTGTAAATACATCTTCAGACCAATCTTCTCCATTAATTATATTATAAAACTTAGCGATAACTTCTTGTTCATCCACTAGGTACTCCTTGTGGTTGTGGTGGTTGTTGACCTAATGCACCTAATACTTGTTCTATTCCTGGTAATCCACCACCAGGACCTGAAGGTATCTGTGGTCCACCCATTCCAAGTAAAGCTAATTCTTCTGGTGTAGGTTCTTCACCTTCTGCTGTATAAAATTTATCTAGTATTTCTGACATTTTTTGTGGATTTTTTCTTATCTCTATTGCTGCCATTAACGCTTTTTGGTCGCCTTGTGATGCTTGTGCCATAAGAGTTTCAAACAAAACAGTTTCAGCTCTTTCAGAGTGTATACGTTGTTGTATTCTACTGATGTTATCTAATCCATCCATATTTTCTTGAAGTGTCTGTGTGTCAATAATTCCTTGTTGTTTTAATTGCAAACCAGTAATAATTTTTTGTGCTTCATCAAAACCTGCCATAACACCATAAACTCTTCTTGTTTCATAGATTTCTGATATGTCAGATTCTGGTGTGTAGTTTTCTTTAAAGGATGTTCCTTTATATCTACCTGCCATAGGTTTACGCAGTTTACCAAACATCAACTCATCATATTCAAGTCGTTTAGCATCCATTTCTTCTAAAGCATCTTTCATAATAGTTTGATACTCTCTAACGTGTAATGATGCAGATTGACCTAACTCTTCTAAACCTCTACCAGTAACAAAACTGTTAGGAGATTGTCCATCATCAGATACAGGATATGATGCACCAAGTCGCAGGTGTCTTTCAAGTCTATCTACTTGTTGAAATAATTGGTATGGTAGATTATTGACTGGCTTAGACACTTGCGAACCAGGTGTTAGATAGTTAACAGCAAATCTGCCTTTTCTATATTTTCCTGATTCAATCTCACCGACTATATTTGTTTCTGTAAATACTGCATCTTCCATAGCAATAGTTCCAAGAATATTAATCTTTGCCATGTTTGCCATAAGTCCTGTAATGTGTTGAAACTGTGATTGCATTTGGTCAAACGCATATCGTTTAGCTATAACAAACGCAGGACCAGATTTAATTATGTTAGGTATAAAATCTATAATCTTTTTATTTTCTGGTAGGAATACGTATGTTCCTTCTTTGTCATAATATTGAACCACTACTTTTCCATGACCTGTTGAGTTCGCCCAACTACCTGCTCTATCTGTACTATCAAGTAGTGCAGAGTATGGATTTTGAAAACCTGTGTTATCTTCTTGTTGATATATATATGCTTTAGCTTCTGGATATTGGTCAGCTAATATTCTATGTGGAACTCTACGAATAATTGCTAACTCATCAGGTTGTTGGTCATTACCAAATGTTCCTGGATAGCAAGTAAAAGAATCTTGTAGTTCTGCATATGGATATGGAACATTATCTCTATCTCTTCTATGTGATATTGTCCAAACAACAAAACCATAACCAGGTAACCATCTAGCTGCTTGTGGTAATTGTTTATCTAGTTTTTGAAACTTATCATAAGATGTAACAATTCTTTCTATTTTCTCTGATTTCTTTTTAGCTCTCTCGCTATCTTTTTCATTAATTACATCAACTTTTAAATCAGGACTTCTACCTAATTTTTGTGCAAATCTTTCTAGTGCAGTTAAAAATAAATTAGGTGCAGGTAACTCGTGGTACTCCACATTAATTGTATTACCTAGCAACGCTTTAACTGCTGCTTCTCCACCATTCATAATGTCACGAATCCTAGACCTATCAATCATTTGTTCCTGATTAATAACTCTTAGGTAATCTATTCTGTCGTATAATTTTTCACTATCTAATGGCATTTATCTCCAATTATCTATATCCATATTACTAGATTCGTACCCTGTAAAGCTAGGACTATAATCATATCCTAGTTCTGCAAAGCGTTCTTTTTGCATACGCCTAATTGCTCTCATTGGAAACCAACTAGCCATAACAATATCAGTTTTTGTACCCACGCTCTTGCTTTTATTCCTAGCAGAACTAAAGTACACTAACTGACTTGTATATAAGTTTACCTTCTCTTGTGCTTCAAAGCTAAGATATGGCAAAGAAATATTTTGTTCTTGAAACATAGGTCGCATAGCTGTAACACCATAGATTGGGTCAAACTTATTCTTGTGTGTTTCGTGTCCTTCTAAAAATATTCCATGCTTAGATGCAAACTCTCTAATACTTTTATCTTGTCGTATTGCTTTCTGAAAACCATTTTCCTCAATAACCCAATGTGATAAATTATATTTAACCCACCACTCTTTTATTATCTCTAATGCTTGTGGAATACCACCACCTAAGTTGTTATTCATATCTACCATATGCAACTTGTTAGTTACTGAATCGTATGCCCATAAAAATGCAGCTTGATAACCTGTAGATGCAGGGTCTAATCCTGCTATAAGTCTTGTACCTTGTGGTACGTGTCCAATATCACGTTTTTGGTCACGACATTCCTCTATCTCTACTCTATCAAACAAAGCTAATCCATCAGGCATAGCTACATTAAGATAAACCATTTCGTATATTGCTCTACCACCTGTAGTTTCTGCTGCTCTCTTTCTATCCATTAACCACTTGTAGGTTCTCTTTCCACCCCACAACATACAATCTACGTGTTCTTCTTCATTCCAGTCTGGCAAGTTACAAGCTGTGTCATGTGCTTCTTCTACAGTTGTAGTCCAACTTTGGTTCTCTAAAAGATGTGAATACAAATCATCATAATGCTGTCTTGAACCGATAACGACCATAGCTGTGTGTTCCTCTTTACGACTAGATAGTGTTGTTGTCCACCAACTTCTAGTGTTTTCTCTTGATGAAGGTTGCATAGTAGAGTTATGGTCCTCAATGTCATCAGCAATAATTATGTCACAGTCACGAGAAAGTATTTTACCACCTCTACCAATACCAACCATTGTCGGTGACTTAATACCAGTAACTGTTCTTGTACCTACAGTAAAACCATTTTGTGACCAAGACTTACCTGTACGAGATGTAGGTTTAAATTTTGCACCAGGTCCACATATCTCTTCTATAAGTAATTCATTACTTTCTAGTTGGTCAAGTACAGAACCTACTGCATTCTTTGCAATCTCTTCGTTACCACCTACCCATAAAATACGTATGTTTGGATTTTTACAAATAAGCCATACTGCAAAGTGAATTAACAAATCTGTTTTACCATGTCGTGGTGGAGAAAGTATCATGTGCTGTCCACCATTATCTATAGCATTCATAATCTCACTTATCCATTTGTGGTGAAAATCTGGTGTTTCGTATGCTATGCCTTGTTCTGTCTGAAAGTATCTCTGTCTAAAATCATCAAAGTCTGCTAATGACTTTTCTGCTACTTGTGGTAATGACCATTTATCTTGTTCTTGTTTACTTGTTAAATCTTCTATGTATGCAGAGTATGCCATAGATACTGCACCTTGTGTTGTGCCTAATATATCTGCAACTTCCTGCATTGTTATTTTCTTTGTATAAATATCTGCAGCTAAACCTGATTCGACTATGTCGTTATAGACTTGTCCTCTACGTGCTTGTACATTTGTTTTTTGACTAGGTATCTCTAATACATCATCTTTTTGTGTCCACTCTTGACCTGCTTT